CCCGGATGTAAAGATCGAAACTACTCCGCTGCTCCAAGGAACTCGATAATAAACGAGACAACCAAGGAGATAAGGAGTAAGCACAACTACAAGCTGCACCTCCTAGGTAGGTTCTTCCTACCGGTCCGCGTGTTTCGTTACACGCAGATCCATCGGCGTTTAAGTGCGAGGTTGCCGAACCTCACTGATGTTCGCAAGTGGTCTTCACGAATGGTAGGAATACCAATCGTAGAGAAACACTTGAGGAGTGCAGAATCGCCCTCAAGAGGGTCTTTCTGCATAACTGGAGTAATGACCCAGCGCCTCGATTTAAAGCACTGGTACTCACGATTCCAGCCATTGGCTGACTCTCCATTGCTGAAGGAGATCCAACCAAATCCTGCCGAACCTCTGTATGCTACGAATTTTCCTTCGATCACCCGTTCAAGGTGACGGAAAGCTCGTATGCTTATCGTCGGAAGCTCGCCGAGAATGTTTTCTACGCACTCTCGAAGAGCTCTGGCGACACCCCACAAACCTTTCAGATAAAACTGATTGGCCAGTGAGACACATGAGGCTAGACCATGAACATCAGTCCGGTCTGTCGGAAGCATGCGACGAACGTAGACAGGAGTTACGTCCACGCCGTCGTACGCATCCATACCACAAGACTCTCGGAAGTTTCCTTCCCAGAAAGACTTATGGCTATTGACTTTGAATCCGAAAGAATTCAGAGTCTGACAGACCAGGGGTGCCTCGTCTACGGGTACGATCAAATCGTCACCGTAGACGTAAACCCCGTTGCTGTACTTTCGAACAGTAGCGGGAGTGACGGGTACTCTGGCACTCAGGATCCTGGCAGAGACGATTGCGGTAAAAAACGCGACCGACTCAACTGGGAAACAAAGCGCGGAGCCCATAGACGCGAACTTACGAAGCGGCATAACAAGACCGCTGGGTAGGGACGCTCTCGTCGAGCGACATGCGAAAATCTGCTTCCGCAAAGCGGGAACCGACTCAAGCATGCGCCAAACGAGATAAGAAGAGACTCGATCACTGGCCTCCGACATGTCTAGGGTCGCAAGATCCTTGGACACTGAGGATGACAGTGCTAACTTGGCATTTACGTCCTGACGAGTGAAATTCACCCGACCGGACATATAAGCACTCGAGTGCTCAATTCGAGGCTTTAGCCAAGAAGCGATCGCTTGCTGTATGTATTGCATGCACACAGGTTCGATCGCAATGACACGAGGACTCTTCTGAGTCTTAGGGACAAAGACCACCCTTACGGGGGTCTCGTCCCGGGCGCTGGGCATCGTAACCTGGATTCGTGAATCATCGTAGTCGAAGTTCCGGATCGAACCGATCCCAAACTCCGAAAACGGAAACTCACGTTCAAGTCTTAAGGGCCAGGATGGGAACTTGTACTTACGGTTCCCTCTAAGACCCTCTTGAGT